GAGGCATTGAAGCATCTTGCTGCCTTAATTCATTTTAGGAATGATTTCCCTTATAAGGTTGCCCTTTATTCAGGAAGGAACGAGGTTGAGAAAGAATATGATAAGTATTTTGATTTTATCAAGGTCGGCCCATATATCCCAAAATATGGCCCTCTTAATAAGGAAACCACCAACCAGAGACTTTATGAGATAGAGAGGAAATATGGCCCGGATTTTGGGGCAGGGGAGACGATACGGCATGATATCACATACAAGTTTTGGAAAAAGGATTAAACTATGGCTCAGTATTTTATAACGGCAGACCCGAACGTTGATTGGGAAAATTTGGATTTAAGCAAGATTGTCGGGAGTATGCAGTTCGCCCATACAGTTGAAGGAAAGGCCTGCGAGGAACTGTTAAAAACCGGAAAGTTTAATATTGTTCCATATGGCTTCGGGGAAAAAGACAAAGACAACAATATAACGAGTTTTGTTTTAAAGGGTTTTTCAATCTCAAAAAAAGAGTAACTATGTATACTACAATTAAGAAGGAAGATGCGGTTAAATATGACAAGTTAAAATTGTGCTATATTGGGGAAATCAACCAGGCATATTATGATTATACTCCAGAGGCCAAGGTATATAGGGAGACCGATGAATGGAAAGAGCAGGACCGCCTCAGGGATGAAAAACTCCACAAGCAGGGATTTCTCTCATATAATGACCCAGAGTTTAGTTATAACGCAAATCCAATCCTAAAACGAGGGAGCGAGTGCAAATACTATCCAAATCCGGATTATATTGAAGGAAAGCAGGAATATTACGCATATTTCACGCCGGTTTCTTTGGATAAGCAGTGGGGCGACGATTGGGACGATACACCCTATGAATATAATGCCGAGGAACCATACGACGATTATTATGGCGATAAAGACGAGAGGGTTGAAACTGAAATCGTAAAGGTACCTTTTTATATACCTCGTGATGGCTGGCGTATTCGTTTTCCCAGGGATTGGGGCGGAGACAATAGTCCATTCTGTGTGAGAGATATCAATGCCGGCGCGGTTGCTTGGATTTTTTGCCAGGGAAACGAGCGAAAGTCAAATTCTGGCAGCATAGCCATTCAAGCAGGCTGTTCTCCCGCCGAATTTCTTGAAAAAATAAACAAGATAAACGAAACAACCAATGACAATGGCTAGTTTTACTTATTTTTTAAAATATCGCTTAAATCCCGCCAAATGGATACCGGCCACCATATTGTGCATCCGGTTTCCGTTTCTGTATCCAAGGAACAGATTTACGGGCAAACACTACACAAACTGGAAACTGCATAGACTCCAGGGTGAAGCGCATAAAAAGGCCTTTAAAATTACTGGGGAGTTTGGGGATAAGGACAATCCAGCACATTTAGAGAAGGTAAGCAATTGGTGGGCCTTTGTTGAAAAGTTCTATCGCTTCCTGGAGTGCTGTATAGGTGTCTTTCACATAATTCCAACATATACCGAATTAGGTGCCCTAGACAAGGGTTGGAGAAAGGCTTTCGGCATTTATATTTGCAAGGATATAAAGAGAGCCTTGCTTGCAGATGGAGGTTGGAAGCGGCTTAGAATGTACCGTATAGACCAGATTAAGGAAAAATTCGGAGAACTTTGCTGGTATGACCATGGTGGAAACGAAGAAACGGACAATATCATTGCAAAATATACTTACATATCACGCCACACTTGTATAACTTGCGGAAAATCAGCTGATTATGTAACAAAGGGGTGGGTTGAGCCGTATTGCAGGAAACATTTGCCGGAATGGATTGACCCGGATAACGAAGACCAAGTATATACTTACTATACCAAAGAATTCCCGTTTTATGGGCACTATATAATAAAATTTAAAGATAAGGAGGACAAAACAGATGAAAAAGGACCAGGAAGCAATTGACGCAGCTGTCGAATACGGAAAGGAAAACGCAACTCTCGGTTTCGACTATAATCAGGTTTATGATGCCTTTTTAGCCGGGGTTGAATGGCAGAAGGGCAGATATTTTCCGCCAGAGAAAGAGTATTACGGAGGTTAAACCAATGATGACGAAGGAAAAATTCAAAGACCTCATGTACAAAATGCAGGAAATTAACGAGTTTGAAGACAAATTGTATGATATGAAGATAGACATTTTTGACTGCAAACTTGTTGAATATCCAGCCGTCTTTTTTGACGAACTTATGCGAAGTGAATTCGGGGAAGATGGACTTGACCTGATTTCCTGGTGGCTTTACGAGGATGTCGACCATAAAATATACGAGAGTGATGATAATGCACCGGAGTGGTTTTGGCCCGATGAAAAGATAGATAGAAAGGTTATAGCAGACCTAAATAATATTGATGACCTGTACGATTATCTCGCTAAAGGAGGCAGAGATGAAGTAAATCAAGAATAAAATAATTTAACGCCCTACACATTAAGTGCGGGGCGTTTGACTTTTTTGTGACAAGGATTTATATTATAAAAAAGATTAGAATGATTGAATGGGAAGAATATAAGGAAGAATGCTGCGTCGTTATACCGGTCTATAAAAAGAACCCGGTTTTCTTTGAGCAAGCTTCACTTATGCAATGTGTTAGGGTCTTGGGGCAAAAATACGATATTTGTCTTGTGGCCCCGTTCGGTCTTGACCTTTCTGGCTACATGTCTTTATGCCCTGGTTTCAAGTTTAAGATAAAAAGGCTGGCCAAGGGTTTCTTTGAAAACATTAGTTCATATAATCAACTGTGTAAAAGGTGGGAGTTTTATAATGCTTTCGCTGATTATCAGTTCATGCTCATTTATCAGCTTGATTGCTGGATTTTTTCCGACAACCTTGAATACTTCATCAGTCTCGATTATGACTATATTGGGGCGCCCTGGTTTGAGATAGACACGGAAAAGAACGAAGCAAGGGTCACAAAATGCGGTAATGGCGGTTTTTCCCTTCGAAGGATTGACAAGTTTATCGAGGTCTGTAAAAAACACGAAGAAGAGGCCGACAATGAAAATGTACCCGAGGACGTGTTTTTTTCTACAAATTGCGAAAATGAGGTCCGTGTAAGTCCAGTTGAGGTCGGCCGTGAGTTTTCATTTGAAGTTGCCCCATCACTTCTTTTTAAAATAAATAACAATAAACTGCCAATGGGGTGTCATAAGCCATATTTGTTTGACTTTAAGACCTTTTGGAAAGACTATATTAAGTTTTAACATGAAAATACTATACGATTACCAAGCATTTGATATACAGAGGAGCGGAGGCGTCAGTAATGTTTTTTCTCTCTTGCTTGAAGAAATGAAAAAGCGGGAGAAGGTTTCCGTTGGTATTGCTTCAACCTCTAATCTCTATATGTTAGCCCAGGGTTACCCGACAAGCGACCAGACATTAGAGAGACTTATAGCGGCGGGGAAAATAGACGGGAGTACAAAAAGCTCGGACATAGACTGGAAAAATGTCAATAGGATTTACTCCAAGAACATGATTAAGAGGGCCGATTATGATGTATTTCACCCGACACATTATAATCCATACTTTTTGGAATATGGTATAAAAAAGCCATATGTTGTCACCGTGCATGACCTCGCGTTTGAAAGGTTGCGTAATTATATACAGTTCAATGAGAGTATGTGTCTTGCAGATTTTGATAACAGGCGGGACATTATGGCTGCAGCAAATAAGGTCGTTGCAATCAGCGAAGCAACCAAGAAAGACATTATGGATATCTATAAGATTCCTGAGAGTAAAATAGATGTAGTCTATAACGCATATCGAGAGCTCCCAGAGAACTACGAATATAACAAGCCGTTCAATTTTCCGTATATCCTGTATGTTGGGACGAGACAGGGTCCCCTAAATTACAAGTGCTTTATCCCGTTTTTCAACCAGATAGTCCCGTTTATGAAAGAGCATAAGGGCTTCAAACTGATTTGTACCGGGACCAAGTTCAGTAAGTTTGAATTGGATATGTTTCGGCAATATGGCCTTGAAGATAGAGTGGAAAACCATTATCTTAATGAAGACGGACTAAACAATCTTTATCACCACGCATTCTGTTTCGTATTCCCAAGCGAGTTTGAGGGTTTTGGGTTACCGATTTTGGAGGCATATAAGAATGATTGTCCGGCACTGCTGAACGATATTCCGGTGTTTCACGAAGTAGCTGGGGATTGCGGTCAGTATTTTGACATTACGGACGGCAAATCATTAAACGAGAAGCTTGAAGAACTGTTTGAACTGAAGGAAGACGACCGTAATGACTTGATAATGAGGCAGAAAGAGAGATTGCCGTTATTTACTGCCGAGAAGATGGCGGAAGGCTACATAAATGTATATAAAAGCGTTTTAAAATAATATGGAAGAAAATATTAAAGAGATTAGAACCTTACTTTGTTGTATTGGGCGCAAGGAAAACCAGTACATTCGAGAGTTTGTAGAATATAATAAGATGGCCGGCTTCACCAATATCTGCCTTTTTGACAATAACTATGACGGCGAAGACGATTTCAAAGAGGTAATCGGTGACTATATTGACAAAGGATATGTCATCTTAAAGGACTATCGTAATCGTCAGGTGTGCCAGGTTGATGCTTATAATGAGTGTTACCAGGAGTATAAGGACCAGTATGATTGGATTGCCTTCTTTGACTGCGATGAGTTCATTACCTTCGGGTCGTCCGCAATTACCAGCATCGGTCAGGCTCTCAGTGATGAGCGTTATAATGGCTATGATATGATTCATGTTAATTGGCTAATGTTTGATGATAACGACCTTGTACATAATGATGGCAGGCCTGTTATGATGAGATTTAGTAGGATTGTTGAGCCAATTGACTTCAAGAGGGCCTGGGAAAATATACCGGAAAACTTCCACGTAAAGTCGATTGTGCGCGGCGGTCTTGATGGAGTAACCTTTAAGGGGCCCCACACGCCAGATGGAATCGTAAAGTGCTGTGATTCAGTAGGTAACGAAGTTGAGGGTGGTAAGTGGCTACAGCCTTATAACTTCACCCAGCTTTTCCTCCGCCATTATAGCGATAAGACCATCGAAGAATATATCGACAAGATTACCAGAGGATTCCCGGACCAGATATTAACGAGCGACAAGTATGAGTATCTTTTAAAGACAAGGTTCTTTAAGTCAAACAAGCCTACCCGTGAAAAACTGGCTATTGTAAAGGAACGTTTAGGCATTGACCTTTTCGATTATTACCATATTGTCGAAGACCCGAACAAGTACGATAAAGGGGATGATGTTGTAAAGAGAAAGGACGTACAGCTCTTTATGCTCTGTTTCAATCCCAAGGACTATGGATTCGTCAATAATGAAGTTATGACACCCCTTCAGTGTGGTGCGGCCGTGAATGACAAAGATGTATGCAAGCTTAAGGACAATACTGGTGACAATATTTCAAACCTTAACCCGTACTATGTTGAAAACACTGGTCTCTATTGGATTTGGAAGAATGTAAAGGATGCTAAATATAAGGGCCAGACACAATATCGCCGCCGTTTCGCAGAGATTGACGAAAATACCGACTTTGACAAGATTTTCAGCGAGTATGATATTATCTGCTGCAAACCATATAACTTCCCGGAGAACGCCAATAAGTTTATTCCGGCAAATACAATCGAAGCCGGATTTGGTTATTCGCACTGCATTGACGACCTTAAGACATTGGAGAGGATTGTCAAAGAGGTGCATCCGGATTATGCCGCAGACTGGGACAAGTACATTAAGAAGGGAACTGACCTTTATTATAGTAACGGCTTTATTCTTCCCGCCGAGGAATATGACAAGTACTGTGAGTTCCTCTTTGACCTCCTTGAAAGGTTTATGAAGCGTATTGGGGTTACAACATACGAAGACCTTATTCTCCATATCGGTAGGAATCTCGGTGCCGGAAGATACATTCGTTACGATGACCCGTTTAAGCTTTCATGGCGTGAAGTTAAGTGGCAGGCCGAGATTTGCGGTTTCCTTAGTGAGCGTATCCTGACCCTCTACATACAACATAACTTCCCGAGACGTTATGAAATCGAATACACAAAGATGGAGGATATGCCTCTTTAATCTACTCATACATACATCTAATCTATTTTATTTTTATTTTTCGGAAACGGGCTCTTCGGGGCTCGTTTTTCCTTTTCTATTATGCCCTAAAATGTTATCTTGTAGTAAGGGAAAAATATAACAAAACTATTTATACGAAAAGACTTTTAAGATGGCACTTACACAAAAATATGGAATAAAATATCCTTTTACTCTCGAAAACGACGACGAGTTATATATGGACCTCAATACAAGTTTGGAAGAATCATTAAAAAGCAGACTCTTGCACGTTATTTTTACCCCCAAAGGGCAGAGGCTTCGCAATCCGGACTTCGGCACGGACCTTATCAAATATATTTTTGAGCCAAGCGACGAAACTACTTTTGAGAGACTGCGTAACGATATAACCCAACAGGTCTATAGGTATGTGCCGGACGTTTCTTTTAAGGATATTTCAATATATAATGACGAGAATAGCGATAACGGTAAAATCGTAATTATCCACTATTCAATTATGAGCGGAATGAAGGAAATAGAGCAAACAGCCGCAGTTAGAGTATAAACAGTAGATTAAAACAAACCATATGGAAAAGGGAATATCATACCTTAATAGGACATTTGACGACTACAAAAACGCATTAAAGGATTTTTCAAGAAAATATTATCCTGATATGGCGACAGAATATAGCGATGCTTCAATCGGTTCTTGGCTGATTGATATTAACGCTGATGTTGCCGATAATCTTTCATATCATATCGACAGAGTATATCAGGAAACAAACATCGACAGCGCCCAAGAGCCTAGTTCGGTAATGAATATCGCTAGGAATAACGGTGTAAAGGTGCCAGGCCCTAAGGGTGCTATGGCGGAGGTTCGTTTTACATGCCAGGTTCCTGTTGATGGGGATAGCTATGCCAAGGAATATCTGCCTGTCATCAAGAGAGGCACAATGGTCAATTCCACCAGTCAGATGTTCGAAGTTATGTATGACGTTAATTTTTCCGAGCAATATGACGAGTTTATGCGTAGCGACAGAACCATCGAACCCGTACTTGATGCTAATGGGAATATAACCAGGTACAATATAACGAAGTTAGCTGTCGTTACCGCCGGAGAGACAAGAGTGTTTAAAAAATCCATAAAGAGTAGCGATATTCGGCCGTTTATGGAGATTGTTATACCCGTTGAAGGCGTTATGAATGTAGAGAGTATCCTTATGAAAGATGGCGACGCACTTACTTCATACCCAAGCTACGGCGAGTTTTATTCCTATTCGGAAAATGTATGCCCAGAAACGGGTGGCACGGCAAAGGGAAACCTCATCCGTTTCTTTGAGGTAGATAATCTTGCCGAACAAACGAGGTGGGGCGAAACCCTTAACGATAATAATTGTCCTGTAATTCACGCTTATGGCTATTTTAATTCGGCAAACAATACAGTTTATCCAACTTGCCAGGTAACAAAGGGTGAATGGAAGCCGGTAAAGCATAAGTTTATCACTGAATATACAGATAATGGATATTTGAAGGTTATCTTTGGCGCCGGCGTTAATAATGCACAATATCCATCCATTGACGGAATGTCTTCTTTAAGCAAACATATCATAACGAGGACAATCCGTAATGATTCCCTAGGCGAGCTCCCGAATCCCGGTACAACGCTCTTTATCCTTTATAGGGTAGGTGGTGGAAGCGCGAGCAACGTAGCACAGGGCGCCATTTCCTCCATCTCAAAGCTTCTCACCAATTTCCCTATGGGTGCAAAGTCTAGTGAGGCCACAAAGGCCGCCGTCAGGAACTCTATAACGGTTGTAAATACCACGCCCTCCGTATCCGGTAAAGATATGCCGACCGTGCAGGAGATGAAATATATGATAAAATACAACAAGGGTGCCCAGAATAGGTGTGTTACGACAAAGGACTATATCGACAGGGTTCTTATGATGCCGCCAAAGTACGGAACGCCATTCAGGGTAGGGTGTGCTGAGGACAACAACAAGATTATGCTTTATCTTCTTGGTATTGACTACCAGCAGAAACTTGACGCGGCACTTCCTTCATTGCTGGCCGAGAATATCCAAAATTACCTTACGGAATATAGAATGATTAATGACTTTGTTGAAATCAAGCCCGGGCGCATCATCAATCTTTCAGTTGAAGTTGATGTACATGTTGACAAGAACTATAACATGAGCGATGTTGTTTCACTCATAATTGGAAAAGTCCGCGATTATTTTGATATAAACAAGAGAAATATGGGCGATGACCTCTATGTCGGAGACCTTAAAAAGGAAATTTCAAAAATTGACGGTGTGGCCAACTTAATCGACCTCAGGGTATATAACGAGACCTGCGACGGATATAGCTCAACGCAGACAAATCAGGAGTTATATGAGGCCGGGGATTGTAACAGACAGCAAGAAGAGAAGGTGCCCGGGAGATATAGGATAGACCTTGACGCATCTGACGGTATAATTTATAGTGATGGGGATACAATGCTCGAAATAAAGTGGCCCGAGAAGGACATAAGGGTATTCCCTAAGGAGACAAGATAATATGGCTTGTGCATGTAAAGTTAACCAAGAAATAGAAAGAATACATAGATATTACTCGGCAAACGGTAAAGCAAATGCCGAAAAACCGAGAATGTCAATAAACAAAAAAGATGCAGCGATTACCATCTTGATATACATAATACTCCTGCCACTGATTCCGCTCATGTTTTTGTTCGTGATTGGTTTTTCAATTTTTTCAAAGAATGGCAGGCTCAGTATGAAAAAGTTTTTAGGTTTTATACATACAGTAAGGAATGGGAAGCAACAACAAATCATATAGAATTAGGACAACCGTAGGCCGTGAGGCTGACAGTTTCCTTGATGTACATCTTGACCAGGACTATGACAGTCTTGAGATACTTTCGTTAAAGATAAGCGATAAAGACGTCTACAAACTCCACAACTCTGATTATGGAGTAGTTGTCGGGCGTGTCCTGGCAAATGGAAACTTTGGCGTTCCTAACGCAAAAATTAGTGTCTTCATACCGGCTGACGAACAGAATTCCGATATGAAGATGTGGAATCTTTATCCATATACTTCAACTTCCACAAGAAACAATGACAATATACGCTATAATCTTTTGCCGGATAAGTCAGTAAAAGATTGTCATAAGGCCGTAGGAACGTTTCCCAATAAGACCTTCTTGCTTGAGAATGATTCTTTATTGGAGGTATTTGATAATTACTATCTTTATACCACAAGGACGAATGCTGCCGGCGACTATTTGATTTGTGGCGTCCCTACTGGAATGCAGACAATACATATGGACCTTGATTTGTCGGACTGTGGTATCCTTTCCCAGAGGCCGAGAGACTTCGTTTATAAGGGTTACACTATTGAACAGTTCGAAAACCCTAATCAGTTCAAGAAAGACGAAAATCTCGACAGCCTCTCGCAGATATTCAGTCAGAATCAGCCGGTATATGTAAATCCATTCTGGGGAAATGCAGATAACGGTGACGAAATCGGCATCACGAGGGCTGACATAGAAATATCCTTTAAATTTGAGCCTACCTGTGTCTTTATGGGTAGCGCGATTTCCGATAATGCTTCGAACGGTGTCGGTAAGAAGTGCGTGCCTACAAACCAGATGGGCGCCATGGACGAGCTTACAGCCGGCGAGGGGACAATTGAAATGATTCGTAAGACCCCCGCAGGCAATGTTGAGGAGTTCGCAATCAAGGGAAACCAGCTGATTAACGGAAACGGTGTCTGGTGCTATCAGATACCAATGAACCTGGACTATATGATGACCGACGAGTATGGAAATATGGTACCTACCGATGACCCGGAAAAAGGTATTCCTACAAGAACAAGGGTGCGTTTCCGTGCATCATTGACTGATATGGAAAACAGTTCCCAGAGTTTTTATAGGGCAAAGTACCTTATCCCGAATAATCCTGATATAGATAGTGAGACCATAGACTATGACTTTGGTACCTATACTGACGAGGAATCTTATCGTGACCTCTTCTGGAATGGTGTCTATACGGTAAAATCATATATTCCGCGTTTTCAGAAATCAAAAAACTGGAGAAATGAAAGATTTTCCGGTATTAAGGCTTGCAATTATTATGGCGGCAACAACCCTATGCCTTACAACAATATGCGCATCAAGCTCCCGTTTATGTTCACGGTGCTTTGTATTTTCGTAAAGTTGTTCATGAAGGTTGTTACACTTATAAATAGACTGGAATCGGGGCTTGTGGCATTTGTTATATTATTGCTCGGGTTGCTATTTGCGCCGCTCCGACTACTAGACCCTTTTAATGTTTTTGGACTTCAAGATGCACTTAATAATCTAATATCAGACATTGGTAATAGGGCTGTTAATTCAATTAAATTACACTGTACTTTTATTGGCGATGGTTTGTGCCCGGATTTAGAAGGTTGGTATTTTGCTCCAGGTTGCGGCTCTGGTATCCCGCCAGAATATCCAAGCGTGGTAAGTGGGTTATTAAATAACACCTTAAATGCTGCACTTGGCCATGGTGATTCACCTGGTGGTAGCGCTAGTGATTCGATGAACTCAACAGAATATACTGATGAGGCATCAACTGACGTACAAAATACAACTTCTGCGGAAGAAAATAGCGCTTGCTTAACAGTAAATGTTGATTACCTTTTGAACTGTTTCGAAATGAATCTTGCCCAGGAATATAGGGTCATCAAGTTTGACTTCTATAACGACTGGGTCAATGGCGTATTATATTTCCCTCGCTGGATGAGGAAAGTTAAGAGAAAGAAAAAATACAAATTTTCTTTAAAGAGAGGTGAAAAGTTTATCACCTCATATTATAAAGATAAGGTCCAGGGCTGTATGAATGCCGAAAATTCAACAGTTAAAAAGACTAGGTATTATACGCAACAGTGTTCAATTGCTTATGCATCAGATATAGCAAACTCACCATGGACAGATGTTAAAACACCGATATCTTGCTACGGAAAATATAAGACGGATTCTAGTAAAATTAAGATATTTCCTTCAAGATGTCATAAAAGCTCAGGTATGCAGCAATTCAGTATCTTTGGCAAGAAATCCGGCCTTGTTACTGAACGCACATCAATGCTTGGGCAGAATGTTTATTATCTTAAGCCGTGCGAATGGAAAGAAAATGGAACCGGTTCAAAAGTAAGGACGCTTCTTTTTGCGACAGATATTATATTACTTGGAACGCTGAATGATTGCGATGAAAATGGTCTTCCTCAATCTTTTAAATACCTGAACAATTCTTCGTACATTATGCCAACGAATCTGGCCTTAACAACAATGGACGATGACGCTTATATATATACGAGTAGTGAGGGAACCGTATGTTCTTCAACAAATAAGAATTCGAGAAAGAACATTGAAGGGACGGTTTTAAGGACAACCCCTGGCTACGAATCAACATATTCTGCATATTCAAAAACCGATAGTGATGTTATTACATATGGAGAAAATGATGACCCGATTCCCGTAACGGAAGCGGCTGGCATTAGCTGGAATTACTCTGGCCCGGGGCAAGATGTTGTTGATGCAAATAAACCTGAGACGCCGATAGATTTCATTAAGCGTTTATTCTCCGATGGGGATAAAAGATACCACTATTTGTACTATCCTGGCGGCCATTTCCTTGGGCTTTCTTGTACAAATAGTGAAACAAACATAAAATCCTGCGTAAATCTTAAACGAATTTGCGAAATGGGCGCAACAATGTCACAAAGAAGGGAGGAGCTAAGAGGTTATGACCAGAATAGTGGCGAGCCTAAATATCGTTATTATGTCCCTACCGGACTTATAAGTAACGTTGATATTGAAGGGGCTGCATTCCGTTCAATGTTTGCAACAATGAATCATAATAAACTTATTGCAACAGTGACAAACGACGTTACGGGCTATAAGAAATATGATTTTAGATTTCTACGTCCTGACGGATTTGATGGAGCGCTAGCAAATTATGTTCATAAAGCAAATTCCCCGTACAATCGTTCTGCCGACCCTAATCACCCAATTGAAGATGCGTCGAACTTTTTTAGAGAAACGTTTGGTAATTGGTCCAAACCTGACGATTATGACCCGGAAGAAGTAGAATATACTGAAGCCAGGACGGTCGAAGACGGTATTAACGATTATTATATGTTCAGATTTGGTCTGAATACTTTTGACGACAAAGAACAAAAGAAGCACTATTTGTTGCATTACAATGGGGCGCATTCAATGCCACAATATGAAAATTCATTCTATTTCTATTTTGGTTTAAAAGACGGGGCCACAGCACTTGACGAATTTAAAAAACAATTTTTTAGCGAGTGCGAAACAAACAATGTTACAAATGCGCCAAATATAATTATCAAGGAAGAAATCAGTGATGAGGACCTTAGTGGTAAAGCAACGTTGGTTATAGACAACATGCTTCCTACTTATACAGTCACGATTAAAAATAATACGAATCCAAGCGATAACAAAGATTCGTTTATGACATCTGATGAAAGTATTGATATTGGATATCATTTAAATAGTGGAAGGGTTATAATCGGAAGTGAATACACTGTTTCCGTAACAGATTCACTTGAGCAAACGGAAGAAAGGACCTTTGTTTTTGGAGCAACATCAGTTAATATAGAGGCTATTAGTGTGCCTTTCCGCAAAAAAGCTAACTCCGAAAGAACGGAAGATGATGATTGGGATAAAAAGGCAAGAGATGGTGGTTTCATTAAGATAAATAATGAGATGGCAATATTAAAGAAGGTATATCAGATAGACAATCCAGACCCTGATAAAAATATTTCTTTAATAATAAAGGATAGCAACGATTCTGAAGTTGAAAAAATCACTTCGGAAAGCACAAACTATTATACGGATGCCAGCGGAGAAAAATGGTATGTGGCATTTGTCCCTAAAACCGGCACGTATAAGGTCTTTGTTGAATATAATGAAAATGAGATACCGATTTTCACTTCAATATTTGAAGATAATTCTGACATCAATTTTTATATTGGCTGCGATTATTTGAGCTATAAGCAAGGCACAGACGGAAAGCCTTCGGCAGAATTGAAGGACATAAAAGAAAGCGATTGGTTTAACCGCGCACCTTTTGATGGTACTACATGGAAAAATTGGTTAATGCGGCATACGTTCTATCGTCAAACGGATGACGATAACGCAGCCTTCGACAGTTACATTTATACTAGCGGTAAAAATGAACTGGCGGTCTTTGGACAACCGGAACGTGGCGGTTTAACGAGTGAAGGTGAGGTTTCCCCTGCCGGCACCCTATATAGTGGAGATTACGATAGGTATGAGGGGTATTCAAATGACCCGAATTATTCGTATATTCCGTCAATGTATTGGAACCCAACAATGAAAGACGATTATGGCGGATATGATTTCCGTAATACTTTTGACGTCATGGCATATAGTGAAGACGGTCGCGCTGCAGCAAATGCGCTTAATGCAAAGATAACCGGCTATACATATGATGCCAATGATGGAAGAATTACTTTGAACTTTGTATATACAACTACCATTAGCGGAGAAAAGCCTTTGAAGTCCGGACGTGGTTGTCTTGTTGTCCTTGAAAATGGTCTAATACTTTTCCCGGTCGTAACTTCGACGAATGGGAATACCGGAAAAATGAAGGCATATTATGCAAATGATATCTATCCTAGTGACAAAGTGACCCCAGAGCAATTGTCCAAACTGTTGAGTATGGCAAGTATCTATCCTACCATGCCAGTGCCCGTTATTTATAAAGCATTTTATGGTAAGGTTACTGCCGTCACTTGGAATGAGCATCAGTCAGAACGTGCCACAAATAAATTCGGAGAAACAATTGTTGTATATAAAAATCTTCCTCTATCCTATTCTTGTGGTGGGGCCGTATATAATGGCTTAACATTTGATAATCACTTTTTTGATGGTTTTGAACCCGAAGATGAAGGAGAGGATTTTAAATACGACACATACTTTATAGACAATACGAATTCCAGTTTTTATGATTCTCTAACTGCTAATACTAGTGGGGATAAGGATAAAAAACGTACATTAAATTTTCATATGCAACAACAATATAACGACACAAATAGTGAAGATTATAGTCAGTTTTCATATGGGATTAAAGAAAATTTCCCAGATAGGGAGGATATACCCGAGAATGTTTATACTGGAAGATATGAAGGGGGGTTCGACCAGACATATTTGACAGACGGTGTGAGTTTATCCGATGCTTTTTATAATGATATAAAAATAAGAATTTATAACAAAAACGACGAATTAGATGGTATAACTACCCTCTACACTACTGAGGCATTAAAAGATAATGTAACACTTTACGTGACGAAACATGTGATGTTTGATACAATTAATAGTTATATAGCTGTTCCGACCGAAAACTTTAGGAGCCAAACTTATGAAGAATATTATTATAAGGCGACATACAATAAAAATGCAGATTATGACATAGGTGGCACTCCCGCATTTTTTGTTGCTCATGGTAAAGCGGATGGCAAGGTTGATTCAACACTAGTTCTTACTAATGCTGAAGGTGTAAGGAAGCCTAAAGACATTACAGATTTATCAGATGTCAGAGACATTTACAACTATGGAGTCACATTAGCTTATGGGTATAGTTATAAAGATGAATATAAGAACATAGATAGGGTACTTAGTGCTATTAGAGACACGGGTAATACTTACGAAATTGAAATTTCAAGGTCAAATAAAACTGGAACTGTATTTGGGCCATCCGGACAGCCGGTAGATTTGAGTAAAATAGGGGACTATAACGCAATTATTGCCGTTTATAAAAGGCCAGAAAGTGGTTCCAAGAGCGAATTTACTCTCATACATGTTTATGCAATAGAAGGACTTGATACTATTTATCCGACTAGCCCGGATGGTATCGATGCTTATCTGAGACCAATAGAACCGAAAGACCCTTACGGAGCTGCAGGTGGCACTTTTTCAATACGTGTTTTGACCAATACTGGTTATAAAGTTACTTGTGATAAAGACTGGGTAGCGGTACCGACAGGACAAATAAGTAGCCAAAGCATACTTTTCACTATTGGGCGGAATACAACTCAAAGTACAAGAACAGCAAAAATTACTTTTGAAACGGCCCATGAGGTTTATGTCCCAGGTAGTAAGCGTCCTAAAAAACTAAAGCAGACAGTTACAATCACTCAAAATCCCCCATTAGGGAGTTGATAAGTTTGTTTAAATAAAGTTAGTAAAGAAAATGTTAGACAGATGCAAAGAAGTTTCTTACAAGAGAAAAGTTTAAATAGGACAGCAGACAATGCGGAGAAGTCTTTTAACATTGACCTCTCCGCAAAGTCAAAACTTATCCCATATTCAACTGCTGCCGGAATGCTTGGTCTTAACGACCTTTACATGGAAGAAAGGGATGCTTGTGAAAATTACAGGATGATTTTTACAGTCAATCCAATTTGTACCAATGCTTTGTTTAATGCCGTAACTGAGCCTGTTTATAGAGAGGGAAGCTATTCTGCGGTTAGTCTGGTTGATTCGACTGTTCAGACCCCACTGGTAAAAAGAACAGATGAAAGTATTTTTCCGAACGGAATGTTTAATACAAGCGGAAACCCGAGCAGTCCGGATTTAATTGACCAGATTTTTGCTGTTAGAGACACAGAAATATCCCACGAAAAAATAGGAAATTTTAAATATCATTGTGGCTATGACATTTTCAATAATCATCTTCTTAGAACAAATGATTTTGCCCATGTTATGATGGAGGGTAGTAAGGAGAATGCAGAACAGTTTAATACCATTTTTGATTATTCGGTAGATTATAGTGGGAAAACAGTAACAAGGGTAATAAATGAAAGCGAAGGCCCCGTAACAACTATTAACAAAGTACCGGTCCGAATGTATCAATTGGACAATATAAAAACGCTAAATACAGCTTTTTACGATAACCTTCGTACTGTTGATGGCTGGTATGGTTTTTACAACACTGGCTACATAAATATTCCAAACGGCACTCTGAAAGACCCCAACAATAATTCATTTGATGTGTCTATAAACAAGGTTTTAAATAATGAAGTGTCTTGCGGATTTATTGACCTATATCCAAATAGGGAACTTTTCAGCTTTATTCCTAACGTTAATCGTTACAAAAAACGCCTTGAACGTAATTGGGATTGTGCAATAGTGTATCCTTTTGAAAGCGATTACGATATGTTTAATCGTGTCATGCTTAATTTTACCGGTACGAGTGAAGAATGGAACACATGGAAAAAAGAAAAAGAGAATCAGAAGAAGATACCGAACGGTGTGAAGGTCGTGAATCAGAGAGTTATACACAATAATGTGGGTGACTCCTTAATAGAAATGCATTCACTTCTTAGACATACACTGGCTCCGGGGGATAATATAAGACTATTTTATGCAAAAGTTAAACCCGAAACGGGGGAATTTGATGAAATTATAAGATATTCGGTACCAGTAAAAATTGTCGGAACAGGAGACGTTAAAGGAAACGACACAGATAAATATTTTACTATAAAACTATCTGATGTAAGTACGTTTTGTAACATAAAAGATGAAGTGTCAGAAAAACTTGGCTATGTAGATTATGAAGACGGCGAAAGAGTGATTAAGTTAGACATCATGTTTTTTTATCGTAAGATAGAGAATGGCTACGATGACAGATATTATTTCAGAAAGTTTAAACGCCTCTCAAATTATGAATATGTGGAAATAGAAAGAGAAAATATACCACCAGATGAAATAATAGTAGAATCGACAAAAGAACCATTAAGCATTAGGGAGGATAGTCCTAAGTACATTAAATTTAATAATACATATTTTGAAAAAACAGAGGTGCCGCTGGATTACACACAGAACAAAATTGCTTATGCTGAAAACATATACGGAGATAGGGTTGCGCAGGTTATTTTTAATGACGATGTTTGTGTTACCGGTTTAAAAGACAATTTAGGACGCCCACTTTCTTCAGTCTATTTCATGGCAGAGAAGACAAATAGAGGCCACGTCGAATGGTATGAACAAAGAAATTTTACCGCGCCCGCCGTAGAATACTCGCATTGTTTCGGGGACGTTACCTCCGGTCTTGATTTACCAAAAGACACAGCTTCAACTGATTTTAACGTACGCAAATTGTATAATGTTTTTAGTAGTGACTGTGATTCGGATTATAGACAAGGTTTAGTTAAAATAATGGAAGAGGCTCCCGTCGGTCATTATACTGACGGAACGCCGATACCTCTTGAAAGTGGTTTAACGCTTGAAACATGCAATGAGTTTTATGGGGATATAGTTGAATTCAATAAGGCAATGTTTATAGAAACCACGATAGAAAAAGTCTATCATAGATTCAATACGGCCCAGAGGGAATGTCTTATAAATAAAAACTATTATAACATTAATTACGACGAACTTGTTGGTGACCTTTATGATGTTGAAGGGGAAAATTAATAAGACGACAATTATTTAATGATGGTGGAAAAAAGAGAAGCATATAAAGACGGCTCAGTTGTTGCTACTAAGGCTACGAAGGTTCCGGTTGTATTTGGCGCGACAAATAATAACGATGATGATAAGTTTGAAGTTTCGTCATATACGTTAAATAAAGTGGATATATCTGAAACCGCTACTGCAGATTTTCCGGGGAATATTGCCCCGGAGGGCTATTTTTATTCACCGTTTTATGAAGTAACATTAAAGGAATTAGAAGATGAGGTTCAATCCATTACTGTCAGACGAATTAATTTTGACCCTAAAACAGCGTCAGTAGTATCCAAAGAAGTGGAGTGTTATGACCCAGAAATGGGAACGACTAGTTTAAAGATAATGCATCTTATAACGTTAAAGTCCCCAATCCCCTATAACAACATAATCAACGGTCAGCCTTTCTGTATATATGACATAGCTAACGACATGACATATCGCGGATTCTTGGAAAGCATGAGCGGCCTAGACATAACAATTGCAAGTGAGCAAGAAATAGACGAAACTGGATTAAGGGGTGAAATTGAAGAGACTAGTGGAAAAAGTACATATATTATATCTCTTATGGAGGAAAATGCACCAATTTATGCTGAGTTTTTACCGTCTTCTCAAAAACTGGTCTGGAGGGGACTGAAAAAGATGTCAGAACTTTCTAGTGATTCACCGTTATACAATATGCCTTTTACGAACGGCCGAAACTATATACATAGAAACATAAACGTTTTCGTAAGGAGGCAGGACCCTAATAATGATTATAAACTTTTCAGACCATCTGTCGGAAATCCTCTACGTAGGTTCCAGGTTGAAGGCGACGCAAAACTTGATTTCGACCAGATTCAGACTATAATTGATTCAATGATAAATGCTTGCTAATATGAAAACAATCAAAATAACAAAAAAAACAAATGAGGTTGTTTCTGCTGTTCCGATTCCATTTATTAGCGGGGGAACAAGCGGAAATGACGTCTACATTGTAATTGAAAAAGCATTTGGGAACGAATTAAACATTGGAGGAGAACTTACGTTTGAAAAAACAGCAAGCGGAAACTCTGGTGAAATGTTAAGGGTATGCGAAGAGACCGTAGAGATAAAGGATATAGTGGCCGAAGGAAATTACCTATATGTATATATTGATTACATTTACATAAATCCGCTTATTTTAACTAGTTTTAGTGAAATAACATCACCAGAACTTTTTAAGTATAAAATGTTTTTCAATGTTAGTCATAACATGCTTCTTTGTGATATTGAAGACCTTGCGGATTACACAATTTATGTAAGGAGAGGTGAGAGTGTTATAGAATTCAGGGGGCTAGCATTATGTTATCCTGGCGAACTTATTAGGGGTAAAGACATTATTCCCACCGATACCGATTGTTGCGATGAACCGACGACGAGGTTCAATTATGAGACAATGGAAAAAAACAGCATTCTCGCAAATACCAGCGGGCTTGTTTCTGGTACTGAGTTTATTCCGGAGCCAGGAGACCAAGTTTTATTTGCAACAAATCCTTTTTATCACACCTTAAACAATGGCAGAATAGTCTTTTTTAACTGTGACGGTGAATCAATTTCAATTTTAAGGGATTCGAATTTCATGAACCTTGGTTTAACATTTGAGCAAGATTATGATGCAAAGAGAATGTTCCAGGAATACCAGGTTAATGAACTGTTCGTCAAAAAGGTAAAAGATAGTATCATACCGGACTTTATTGACCTCGAAAAGGTTAAATACGCCCCCGCTTTTATAGAAACTTCAACCACAGCAACATATCTTGCGACCGGCTTAACGTTCAATCTGCATTTTAGAACAAGAGTCCAGGGGGTAAATAAATATACGTTTGAAGACGTGTGGCATTTGAATGATGAGACAGAAACTTGGAACGGTAACGGCCTGAATGAAACAGTTAAATTTTCCGACCTTTATGAAAACCCAGATTTTGTGAATTCTTCAAACTTGATTGGCTTCTTGGGCTTTACTGATGACGACATTTATAACCAGAAAAATAGAGTCAAGCAAACTTTTATTCGGCTGTCGTTTTACGATTCAATTGACCCGCTCACGCAGAATCTTTTATACTATTCAACAATCTTCTTGGATAGTGGCGACCTTTTTGGTAAGTACGTCAAGAGGAAGGCCTGGCTTGAAGAAGAAGACACAAGATACGACCATTTAGAAGACCCGGTTGTATGGTCTCCCACAGCAACAACGGACCCATGTAGCGCAGTTACTTGTCAGCTAATAGTCAATGACGAGTACGATATGACAAGGTCTGGAGAAGGTTTTAATCTCTATCTTTTCAGGCAAGACGCGCCACTTGAAAATGACGTCCAAACTATTTATATGAAGGTTGAATTTAACCACGCTGGAATAGGAAGGACGGTGCCTTTGATATATTGGCCAAAAGAAGGCAATAAACCAAAAAAACTGACAATTGAAAATTACCTTGAAGCCCTTTATATTCCTATAGAAATAACCCTTGGTAAAAAAGGCTATGTATATAGTTTTCCAGATGCAGTTACCAATAGGAACAACGGAATAGTTTGGGAAAACGAACGTTTGGTTTTCAACCTTTTTGAACCTATGATAGATGCCGAGAAAGTAGAAAGAGCATAAACTTATGGATTATATTAAGAGGAAAATATGCCTTGAAGGGGCAAGAACCAGAACACAGGGACTTATGCCGTACTATGAATTTGGTACTGGCAATAGGGAGCTTGTGCCGGCAGATGGCCCTAATGGAAACTGGGGACAATTTGTGGCCAACCCCTGTTTTCTTGCTGATGAAGGAAAAACATACGAGACGATGCTCCACAATTATTATTCCCTTCTTAATATGGTCCGTGACGGGGTTAGGCTTCGGAAGGTTGTGACAAAAGATGGGGAGATAATTTTTACGGAGGACATCGACTCTTTTGTTTGGGGCGATGAATGCTTTAGCGGTGGAACTGAGCCGGATTATCTATATGATTATGCCGCATACAATTCAGAAGACTTCACATCTACACAGATTGACAGTTTAAGGGAAGAAACCAGGTACATATATAGGGCAACAAAGCCAGTAGAGGACAAACATAACTTCATTGCCTTGATTGACGACTATGAGAAATTTTCCGGAATGGCGAATTATTTTTCCGGAGTAACAGTGCCATCAGGAATCACAGATAATGGAATTAGAGACAACGAGCACGAAAAGTGGGCCGACTATTGTGAAATTGTTGATGACATTATAGGTAACATAAAAGTGCCGGCATCAATTTTTAACAAGCACATAAAGGTACCCAAATCAATGCCTTGTGCTGATGTTAAAGAATATAAGGATTGGCTTGAAAATTATCAGAAACTATCTGCCGATTGCTGTAATGCAAGGTTGTGGGAAGATATGGGTGGAGAAGATATGCTCGCATTTTTAAACGACCATGAAGACGATTGCGAGAATAAACTTGCCGCCCTTGAAGCAATAGGATATGCTGTACCGTATATTGAAATGTCGCTCCTTCTCAGGCAAAACTACACTGATATCGGGGTTTTAACAAATATTGATGGCGTTGATTACGATGAAAATATTCCTGGCCCGGTAAATAGTGGTGCAACAAGGCCTCATGGAGTTATGAATGCAAACGCTATTGCGGAAGAAAGCGGTTTAACAGACTATGATATTGCATTATTTGAACACTCCGGTTTTGGTCTAACCATCGACGAGATAGTAATGAGTTGTACCACAAAAGAATATCCCGTAAGCGGAGATACCGCAATAGAGGTAGAATCACTTCTATGGACATTAAGGGACAGAAAAAAATATTTTGATGACCACAATAACTTACTTCCGGGTATTTTCCAGCCATTACCATTAAGCGGAAACCAATTTTTTGAATGCGTAAGTGGTGCTTCCGGTTGGGAAATAAGTGAATATTCTGGTTCTACGGTGCTTGGGAACGGCGACGGTCTATCGAGCGAAGAAATAGCTGGGGCAAGTCTTTATCGTTCAGTGACAACAGCATCAGCTGGGAAGAGAATATGCGAAGTATATAGTGAAGAAAACGGCAACGAAGCATCAGCTACACCATTTTATTTCAAGGTAAAGTATGACAATTCGTCCGATAAACCAATGGAAATTCCATATCATCCTGGAAATGTAGCAAATGCCTATTACGTAAGCAGCGGAATAACCGAAGAAGCTACAAACTACCTTTATCGTGGTGATTACATTAAAACAATTTCTTCGAGCGACACAACATTTGAAGTTGAATATGTGGTTGGCGGTTATTATAATGGTGATGCAAGGGGCACTTTAAAGACCCCTGCTTCGGGCCTTGGAGGTGACATTTATTACGAGAAATACACACTACAGCCAAACCATGTAGATTACGTTGCTCTTGATGGTGTTGATAACGTACCTATTTATTCGAATTATATAGACTTCGATGGTGCGGCAAAGGAATTTTACAGTCCAAGATATAACCTTTATAGGACCGGAAATACAGCCAATATAATAAGCATGACATCTGGTGAGTTTTGGACAAAGAAAGATAAGGACGGATACAGTTATGCAAATGACGCTTATTTAACAAAGGAAGAATATCTTACAAACTTCTCCTTACCGCCCAAGGTTGATGTGAATGTAACGATAGATAGAGGTGGTGTGTCTGCCTTTGAAAAACATTATAAATTAAGCGAATGCAATACAATGCAGGACCTTGTAAATTACGGAAATAACTTTTTTAATATATAAAAAACAATGAGTGGATTGTACGGAACAGTCAGGTCGGCTAAAATAGACCCCCTGAAAGATGCTGAATTATTTTACTTCTACAGACCGAATAGAAGTACGACAGCTGAAGATTTTACGCAGTTTAAAGCCCTCAGTGCGTCTAACCTTGTCGCATCAAGGGGAGACGTAAATGGTGAGATAGAGGATATACTTCCTGGTATGTTTAACCTGCGTCTTCCGTTGGACACGTTTAACGATACTGGTATTTATACGGTCTATATACGCCCCAAGGAATATATCACAAACCTGGTTGATGTAAGCGTACTTGCTGATTATCCAGACATTAGGGGCGTTGTAATAAACAAGAACGCCGTAGATGGAGTAACCGACCTTACCGGCTACCGTATTGAATATTTTGATACCACGGTTAGTCCGGCCGTAAGGACTGACAGGGCGTTCATTATAACGTCTTGTAACTTCTGCAAGCCGATATGGGTTAACGTTTCTGATTCGGTTAGCGTCCCCAAAAGGTATCAATATACAGATAGTTCAGCAAACCTGTTGTTCTGTACTTTAACTCCTTGCTCATATGGTGATTATAGTCCAAATGTTGCGCCGAATATTGGTACCGGGATTGAAGAAAAGGATAAAGTAGCAATCATCAACACAAAGTTCAGCCCGGTAATGATAGAAATCGAAATGGTTGAGCACGATGCAGAAACTATCACCACAATGCTTGAAGGTGATACGATTATGGACCACGACAATGCAATTATGACCCATTACAACGACAACAAGGAAATCTACCAGCAATATGATTTCTACGAGCAGAAAAACGCCCTCGGTGAGCCTCTCTATACGGTAAAGAGAAAGAGAGAAAATATCGATAGCAGTGAAGATTACGATAATATAGTTGAATAAGGAATATGTCAAGGTATATAACAACAAAGGCCGATTTTACCCTTCGCAGGAAACACAAGAAAAGGGGCGAAACAACGATTTATGAGAATGATTACACGACCATAAATCCGTTGCCGAACGCGCTCAAGGGTGAATATGTGATTGGCGATTCGAATTTCGTTTTCACTTCAAGGCTAGGAATAAACGCCCAGAAAAAGCATGTAAGGGGTAAGTTCGTACCAAATCCAAGCGGCTCGACTGACGAGAGAGGCGCCTGGACTATGGATACTATTATCGATAGCGGAATTACGGAAGAAACCAGGATAAGGCTGAAACCAGATTATTCAAGCCTGAGGGACTTTGCGTGCTATGGTTCTGCCGTTAAACTCATACAAGGCACCGTGAATGGTGTTATTACAGATTTTCCGGCCGAAATGTACTTGTCAGATGAGACGGCTACCATTTATAAGGCCGAAAATGGCGTCGGTTATAGTTTTGACTCTGAAGAAGAATCAGCCATGACGGGCTATATTCTTTATAATGAATATGATATCGACATTACAACGACAAATGTTCAGCCGGAAAGCGTATATAATCCATTAAGATATTTTACATTATGCGGCTCGAGTTATACATATATCGACAAAAGTGGGCTTGAACATGAATTAAGCGGCTTTTCAATTACCCCTACAAGCAGCGGAGTATGTTTTGACGGAAAAGAAATTTGGATAGACCAGTTGGCCGAAGTCAAACTTACCTTTAATGACGATATTGAAGTCATAGTAAAAATTTTTAAAAACTATGATGACAATTCTATGTTTTATTTATATACTGGTGGTGAAGCTGATTGTCACATAAGGCCCAAGAAAAAAATAGTCGAAGATTATTTCCGTGACTGCGATGACTTCACGGCGGTACTTCTTAACCGTGATATAAAACCGTTATACACCGCAAATTTCGAGACCCCGATACAAACCGACACCGGAATCAAATATGAAATGAGACCCTATACCTGGCCATCACTTTGTGGCGGTTTTAACCCGGACTTAAACGGTCCTTATTCTTCTTACCTTAACAGCCTTATCACAGCGGCCGAATTTTATGATGAAGTTTTTACTGACAATATGTGGCGGTCGCTTACTCACGAGGCGATGAAGACCCTTGATTGGACATATGTTTCAAACACCGACAGCGATACCGAGGATATGAGCAAAATTGATACGTCCAGGATAGAGCCTATAACAAAGATATATGGCCGGCAGTTTGATGACCTTAAGAGATATGCGGACGGTATAAAGTCCATTAACACAATCACTTATAACCAGAAATCGAATACGCCAGACTACACGCTGACTGATGCCCTTGAAAACTCTGGGTGGGAGACAAAAACTCTTAAGATAACAACAGACAACGACTTACGAAGCGACGTGCTTTATCCCGGAATGACTTCTGGCTATACAGCAAGCGATTCTAATAACGAATACCTCCGTAGGCTTAAGCTTAATTCGAAATATCTCTTTTCCTTAAAGGGGACCCGAAGAGGTTTAGATACTATGTTAGCAATGTTTGGCTTCACACCAGATGAATATGACATTCATGAATATGTGTGCGTATTTTCTGGCACCTCTTTCCCACACTTCTGTAACGAAACGCAAGACATAGACTTTTCTTATCCATTAGCAAAAGATGTCTCGACCATAAACAAATATAAGGTCAATTTTAACTCTATGGACCCGTACGGTGACTATTGCGGAATTCCAGTTGCAGAGATTGGTTACATAACTTCTGGCGGAGACGACTATTCATATGTTGTCCCTTGGTTTTCATATGGGAAGAATTATGACGACGGCCTTTATTTTCAAATGAATGGCGGCTGGGGAAGGAGGCACAGTATGGATATTGACCTTGAAATAGCTTCAGCGGTAACCAGTATAAACGATATAACTTCTGAAGGTGAGGTTCCACTTTACATGGAAACCCAGGCAAGATTGAAATTCGCCAAGGACTTCGATGAGTTGCTTCAACAAGCTTTTGCCTCATCGAAAGAGCATGATGTTTTCTATGTAACCGATATTTCAAAAATGCCGGACCAATATACGCCAGGTCCATATGAAGGTACATTTGAGGGCGCATCTCATTATTTTGTCCTTGAAAATAAGGCATTGAACCAGTTTTTAGGATATAGCGATGAAGATGAGGAATATGGGTGGAGAAGCATTTCTATGGAAGAAATAACAGCCCCAAGTTCTTATACCGCAGGAACATTGGTACTTTATCTTGAGTCGATTCAGGACAATACTACTGGAAATAATCCACATATTGGCGCAGGAACATACGATAATGGTATGTCTTACGTCAGTGGAATGAGTGAAATCTTTGCGTATTCGATTTTAAATAAAAACTTTATCGGTATTGACGATAATACTTGTAGCGCTATAACGAAATTTAAATTCGACGTCGACTTCCAGGAAGATAATAGGAAATGCTGGTTCTTTTCTGATGACTACAATGAAAAATATGGAAAAGACGCCACCTATACAAAGCCGAATGAGTGTGGAGTAGCGCCGAAAACGATTGAGTTTAGAGAAGTTGATGTCACAGATAAAATTTGCGACATAAGGAATTGTAATGACTCAAAACTGGCAAAGGACAGTTGTGACGGCTCCCTATTTTACGAAATCGCTGAACTTTTAGCCTCTGCGGATACCAATAATGCCCCAGAAGTCGGGCTAAGCGCTGAAACAATATTATCTGGCTATGGAAGAGATACAAGTTTAAATCCATTTGACCCGGAAAACAGGGTTGGGCCGAATGGAGAAGCTGCTGCAAATTCAATTGTTAACATAAAAAATATTGCTGTTGAATTCAACCTTCCAGAGGGAGAAGAGGCGGCTTTCAGGAAATATATAGAAAACAGCGTTATGCCGTACCTTACGCAGATGATACCCTCAACAAGTATTTTGTCCTGGTCGTTTAACATTGACCCGAGGCCAGACGACATAATATCTATTGCCTTTCAAAACGTTAGCTGGGTTACAGATATTCCCTGTACGGGTGGAACGGCAAATAAAGACAATTGTGAATATCAGATTATTGCAACTTATAGAAACGGCACAACGGCCGACATAACAGGCACGGCAATAGTTACCGGTTTTAAAAACATTCCGGAAACAGCAGAACGCAGACGCCATGCGGCAGGAACATTAACCCTTAATGCTGAATATACTAGCGATGACAAGTTGTATACAGACACTGTTGATATAACTATATATCAGGACGGAACGAAGTTACAGCCGTCATTTAACGGAATTAGTCTTGAAACCTCGGCAGAACCTCTTATACAGCCATCATTTAACAGAATTAGTCTTGAAACCTTACCGAACGAATAACTTAGAATAGCATAATAAACAAAGAAACATTATGGACGAAATTAACATAACTAGCAGGAAAACCCGGTTTATTCCAAAGTTTTCATCTGACCCAGCTGATGGCACAGTAACATATACTTGCCCCGAGTTTTTTACCCCTACTGGCGGAAGTTTAACTTATACGGGCAGCACAGTCGAAGGCGACGAAATATATGCAAATAAAAATGAGGACGCCAGCAGCAGACAGGGTATATTTAGTCTTACTGCCACCACAAACCCATCGCCGGATTACGAAGGAACATTGACGGTAACCTGCGCCTGGACCATTACACAGGAGGGCGGCAGCCCCAGTAGAGTCGTGACCGCCATTACGTTTAACAATCTCGAATGGGTGACCGATATTCCTTGGACCGGAGGAACGGCAGATACATCTAATTGTAGCTACAATGTTCTTGCCATTTACAATGATGGAACAGAAATAGATATAACAGATGCAGCAACGGTTACATGCAACCCGGTAACGGTTGGGGAAACATCAAATACAGAACGTCACGAAGCAGGAACGCTGGTTCTTACTGCCACTTATAGAAGCGGAGGCGTTACGTTTGACGACGACGAGAGCGTGGGAATATGGCAGTCTGGTAAAGAAGTATTCAGTGTTTCCAGCCTCGAAAACAACTTCCTTTATACCGGAGGAACACAATACATTACAATCACCAATACAGTAAATCATTCATGGACTGTGTTGGACAAACCAGGCTGGGCAACTTTGGAACCAAATCAGGGAAATACCAGTGCCAACGTTAGAGTTGATGTTGTTGCAAGAACCGATACCGCAACAACCGTCAGAAATGGAATAATTGTAATAAGAGACACCCAAGCCGGCGAAAACTATCGTGTCCCAGTGAAACAGAACGGCCACGCTTCCCCAGAAGTGTTCAATGTTTCTAATCTCCCCGGGAACTTTGATTATACTGGAGGAACACAGTATATTACAATTACCAACACGGAAAACCACACATGGACCGTAGGGGAAGCGCCGGCGTGGATATCCCTGTACCCAGCCCAAGGAAATACCGGCGTCGACATTAAGGTTGATGCCGCCCCAAGGACTGATGGCAGCACAATTGCCAGGACCGGAGTTATTGTAATAAGAGATAACCAAACCGGTGAAGCCTACGACGTTTTGGCGGGGCAAAACGGCAAAGACGCTCCCCTTGTCATTACCGTTGATTGGGACTATATTCTTCACTTTGTTGGAAACCATGGGGAACGTGTGCATACGGAATTCAAAATTATGAGTGGCGGCACGACCATTGATGATGTAGAAATTGATGAGGACGGATTAAACCCCAGGTCATATGGTGATATTTTCTCTGGAACAACATCAATAACTATACCAGCAGAAATATATAATCGACCTGATGAGTATGTTACTTACTATACTTACGACACAACAACCCATAGCTATGTCGGGGGCTACATGAAAATTACTAAGGGAAACGGGAAGTTGATAACAACACTCATGGTGCCCAGCATGACCCCAGTCGAGATGCAGTTAATCTTCCAGGGTTTCAGTGACACCCAGGACCGATTTGACCTTGTGCTTTCAGCCCAATCAGTCGACCACGAGGATTCGATACCGGTTGGTGACCCCGCTATTACGCCGTTAACTGGAATTAGTGGTTATATTCGAGAGGCAGGGCCTGTTAATTATAGCGGTACTACCGGAGAATATGTTATTAAAAACATATCCTCGTATTCTTCGAGAATGGGATATGAGCTTCAATTTGACATTGATACTGCAGCTACACATGCATTTACAACGGTTAAAGCGGTGATGGAGGGTTCCGGGGGCATGACTGAGATACCAGTTGTGCGAGGAGGTACTGGTATCTACAGGGTTTATCTTGGTGATGAATATGAAAACTTCAACCAGGCAACCGTTTTTATCAAGTTTATTGAAGAGTAATGTGTTGATAAAATGTTTAAAATTGTGCCAGACTTTTGAGGGTTTGGCACATTTTTTGTATAATAATAATTGTTATGCGTTTTATACCTTCATATGACGAGGCAGTAGCTATATGCCAGAAGAACCCTGTGTTTTACGAGACAAAGCACAAGGTGAATGGGTATGATATATCCGTTTTCAACTATCGTCTGGCAATGTTCGATGACTTTAAGAAGGACAATGCGTTCGAAATGCGCGGCCTGACCTTCGTGTTCAACCAGGACGGAACTGTATATAAGAGGTTCCTCGGCCTACATAAGTTTTTCAACGTAAATGAGACTGAAATAACCCAGGCACACGATATTAAGGATTACGAGGTTGTGAATGTATCGAATAAGCTGGACGGTTCAATGGTAACTTTCATAGAACTTCCTGACGGAGAAATCGTTGCGAAGACCAAGAACTCCTTCGATGCGGACCAGGTGACGAAGGCAATGGCAATGTTTAATGAGGACGAAGTATTAAAGTCTTTCATTAGAGAACAGTTCGACAAGGGACATTGTGTTTTCTTTGAATATACCTCCCCCTTCAACCGTATCGTCATCAAATACACGGTTTCCAGCCTCTCTCTCATCAAGATAAGGGACGGGGCAACGGGAGACTACCTCTTTGACGAAAGTGTCCCAGAAGGGCTAAAAGTGGCCGAAAACGAGACATTTGACTTCACCTCATTGGACGACTTAATGGAGAAGTACAAGACATTGGAGGACAAGGAGGGAAGCGTGATTACCTTTAAGAAGCCCGACGGAGAACAGCTACTCGTAAAGGTTAAGACCGCCGACTACTTCTCAAAGCATCACCTCATGACCGAATTTATCTACCAGGAGAATGTCATTGTTGAAATGATTTTAAACGAAACCATTGACGACATGCTTTCCCTGATTGAAGATGAGGAGGTTCGCGAAAGGATAACCGGTCTCATAAAGATTGTGCAGGTTAAGTTCCGTGGAGAGGTTGAACGGGCCCAGAAGTTCGTCGATATCTATTTGGAAGACCCTACAGTACCGGCCAAGGACTTGTATGCAAAGTACCGTAAGTGTCCCGGCTTTGCTGATGCACTCTATGTCATCAACAGACTTCGCGAAGGTGAGGAGCCGAACGCACTTGAAGATATTATTAAGAGAAGGCTCTTGAAGCAGACATATCACCTCATGGACGCAAGGGAATGGCTGGGAATATGATACGAAAAAAGGAGGATTTTTGGTCCTCCTTTCTTTTTATTTAATTGGTGTGTATGTACCGACTCTTCCAGGCCTAAAACTGGACTGATTCAGTGCATCTGCATCAACTGACGCTCCGGTCCTTCCTTTAGCTAAGGCAATATAAACTTTTGCAAGGGTTTGTGGGCCAATTTTGCCATCACACTGGGCTTCTGGAATGCCTGCAAGCTTTTGTATAAGTTTAACCTGACCGACTGTTCCAAGTTTTTTCCAAGCAGTCAAAGCATTGGAGTTAGCGGTGTTTCTGTCGCTTACTTGGCCAGCGGTTGCCGCGGGTCCATTTACCGCTGGAGCTGCGGGCTGTTCCGGGGTAAAACCTTGTCTGAAGTTCCCGGTAAATCCTTGGTATCCATCTTCATTAAGAACCGTTTCAACACTTTCGCGTATGATTTTTTTCAGTTCGTTTTCAGTTACTTTTAATTTTGCCATTTTATTTTCTTTTTATAATTGCAATTATTTTAATATAAATAGCTTCCATGGCACAAAAAACTTGACCAAAACCCCTTTAATAGCTATATTATAAGAAA